TCGAGTAAAAACGCGGCCCACTCCTTTGGTTTAACCAGAGGCTCGTGCGCCTTGCCCGGACCGCTTGTTTCCGAGTCAGGGTCACCGCCTGACCCGCCGCTGGAAACACTCCAGCGGGATCTCCTCACCTAAAAGTCAATGTCGTCGCCCAATGCGTACTGCAAAACGACAACGCCGATCAGTCCCACGACGACAAGTAGCGGAACAAACAGATTGCAAATTGCTTCATTTGGTGGCTGCATGCTGCTCACTCCTTTGCCTTCTCTTTTCCATTCGTGCTGCTCGTGCCAAGTGCACAGTCGCGTAACCTTTTTCTCTTGCCTTCTCGCGCCGCAAACATCCGCATGACTTAACGTGACCATCGCGGAGCCGTCCCACGTTCACCTTCTTCGTCTTGCCGCATGTGCACTGGCAAAGCCACTGAGTTAATCTGCGGCCGTCTTTTCGTTCGTAGTCCTCGACTTGCCAGAGGACTGTGAACCTTGATTCAGGGTGAGGAATTGGCTTTGTCATCACTGCTGCACCTTCACTCTAAATGTCATGGCAGCCTTACCAGTGATCTCACATCGCCGCTCGCCAGCCTCTTCAAGCAGGTCAAGCCTCACCAGTTCGCGAACTCTTTTTCTGAATGTCTCGATCGCTGCCACATATTGCTTTGCCGCTTCGATAGCTGCCTCGTTTGATGTTAGAGGCTTGGTTGCTTTCCGGATTGCATCGAACACAAAAAACTGAAGCGTGTTGATTCGCGTTTCTGTTTCAGATGCGGCTTTGTGGCTTGTTACCGGATCACTCCTTCGAGCAATCGGAGCCACTGCAACCGGCTCTGCTTCATCGAAAAAGGTTTGCTGTCGCATCTCAATACCTCCAGTGCTGATCGTCATCCATCATCGAGTCATTGCCAAACTCAATCGCGTGCCTCGGTTGTCCGAGCGACAATCCTTTTGGAACGCAGACGATGTCGCCGCGTTCAATGCGAGTTACAGCAAACCTAATCTTTTCGATTTCCATTGAGGCGATATCAACTGGCATCGCAACGCCTGTTTTCTTCCGCCACCGTGACATCAGGCTTTGGATTTCTTTGGCTCTGTCGCTGGTCAATTTGCACCTCCTGTGGTCGCGTCGATGAGTTCAATAACTAGATCAGCCACATCGAGTGCTGCCTTAGCCTGCTCATGCTGCATCAGGTTGCTGTTGCAGATAGCAGGATTTGCCAAAGCCGCCGCCGCGAAGTATTCCCGCTTTGTCAGGCCCGCTGTTGTGCCGTATCCGCCCGGCCGTGTTTCCGGAAATGCGGTTCCGCTTTCGTCTGGTTTGCTCATGGCGTAGCAACCTCCAAATCAGCCGCGACCTTCCGCAGCATCACAATAAATTGCTTTGTTTTCTTCGCTATCTGGTAATCTGCAGCCATCTCAAGGATTGCCGATCGGTGTTCGTCCAGACTGCTGCCGAGATCGAATTCCGTGGCGGATGGCTTGCTGTTGCGCGGGGCTGAATCGCTGCGGGAATTGCTGGCTGGCTTTGGTTCGCGTGGTTCTTTGACTGGGGCGGATTCGGCCTTAATTGGTTCGTTTACCGTCACTCCAGCCGTTTTTTGTTTCGCCGTAGTTTTCAGAATGTCGTCAAGCGAATCGGCACACTCCAAAAGCGCAGGATTCTGCGCAATTGCCTGACTCGCCTTCATGTGGCACTGAATGCTTCGCAGGGAAATTTGATCTTCGAACGTCTCGCGAACCCAATTACACCATTCACCGTGCGGAAGTTTTAATTTCACGATCGACATCACGCGACCGAATTCGAGCTGCTTGGCGAGAGCCTTTTCAGTGGCCCACAGTGCTTCTTCGAACTTTTCCTTGGCGACTTCCGTCAATGCTTCCACGGGCAGGTCTTCGAATGTTGTGAGGCTCATCTGCTAGACTCCTCATCAAAAACTGCGTCTGGACGCTTCCCATAACGTGCATCAACCCGTTCGCAGATTTTCGCCCAGTCTTCGAGCGTCAAGTTGTCCAGTGGTGGCAGCATCCGCACTTGTGATGCGTCTGTTTGTTTTGGCTTCTTCATTCGTCACCGTCCAAATCAAACAAAGCCTTTTGCGGATCGGCTTTCGTTTCTGCGGATGCTTCAGCAAGATTCTTTACCGCCTGTCGGTAGTAGCTAGGCTTTAACTCGCAGCCTACTCCTTTTCGCCCCTGCACAACAGCCCCATACACCTCAGACCCTACGCCCATAAAAGGCGTCAACACAACGTCTGTAGGATTTGTCCACATTTGCACGGCCCGAGCAATTACATCCAATTGCAGCGGGTGCTGATGGCGTTCGTCGCCTTCGTCTTTTGACTCTTCGTAGGGCAGAACGTTTTCAAGTCTGATGTCATCCCAAAACGATGATGCATAGTGTCGCCAAATCCAGTGCGAAAAACGATTCTCAATCTGATTGCCCTGATATCCTTTCAGCTTACGCAGTTCCTTTGGAATCTCTCGCTCGCCGTGATACTCCAACAATCCACTCGGATGCGTCACGGGCTCTGGATTTACTCCACGTTTTCTAAAAGGAATTAGGTAGTCGGCCGATGCAACGTTTGTTAGTGTTGCGTCTTCACAGATTTGCCGGTGAGCCAGTGCCTTGCTCATTGTCCTGTTTCGCACCGCAAGCGGTTCTTTCCAAATGCAAATGCGAGGTAGCATTTCGAACCCAAGCGACTCATGCAACCTGATAATGTCACCTGGGAAATCAGTATATCCACAAATGTTTGCCCCCTGCTTTGGAACATCCATGCAATGAACGGCCGAAATCCTTCCCGGCTTCATCGCTCGTGCAATGTGCTTAACAATGTACCCGTAGTGCTCGAAAAACTCTTCATATGTTCGAGCATTCGAAAGGTCGCGAACGCTTGACGAATAGTTGTATAGACATCCTCCGTTTTCCGTCGCAAAAGGTGGCGAGTAAATCGACATGCCAACGGATTCGTCTGGAATTGCCTCCAGTACCTCAGCGGAATCGCCGTTATAAATTGCGTACCGATCTGTGATTACTTGATCCATTACAGCCATGATGGAACCTTTTCTATCTCTGGAAAATAGTCGCGTGTCACCAAGTGCATACTGTCTCGCATGTGTGCCGTGAGGCTGCGAAACATGTTTTCTACTTGTTCCTTTTTTCGCTGCAGGTTGTCCGCAATCTTTCTTTCGCCTTCACTTAAAACCATGTTGATGGTAACAGGGTTTTTCTGACCGAACCGATAACACCTGCGAACGACCTGATAGTACTGCTCGAACGAATGGCTAGGGAAAATTACCTCGTGATTGCATATCTGAAAATTTAGCCCCCATGCTCCGATCTTGGGCTTACACACGAGACGTTTTATCTGGCCCTTTGCAAAACCGAGCAGGTATTCTTCTTTCTGTTCGTCCGGCATTGATCCGCGAACCTGCACACAATCGTCAAGCATTTTTTCGAGCAGATCACACTCCGGATTTAGCTCGCCCCAAAGTGCTGTTGACCCATTATGAGCGTTTGCCAGCTCAACCGCCTTCGTACATCGCTCGTTAATTGTGACTCGTCGTTCTTCTCGCTCTTCACGCATGTCATTAGCCGCCATCGCAAACAGCATTCCCGGCCGCGACTTCTCGCTTTCAACGATGTGAGCATTTTCTGTCAATGGCGGAAGAATAAAACGAGTGTCGTCAAATCCAAGATCAGACGGCTTTTGCAGTGAACGTGACCACGATGTGACCCAAGACCAAAACGGCTCTTCGGCATGTCCACGGAACCTGTATTTTGTCCGTCCCCAACCGTGATGATCCTTTGACGTTTCCTGCTTAAAGAACTTCGTGATCATGTCACGAAAACCGAGCAGGCCCAACGCTTCCGAACTGGTTCCGAGTTCCCAATAGTCATTAGGAGCAGCAGTAGCGGTGCATAAAAGCCGATACGGTATCGTTCGCATAAAGTCTACGACGGTGGCTTTTCTCTCGCTCTTGAAGTCTTTTATGCCTGAGGACTCGTCACACACTACTCCGCTGAATTGCGTGTGATCGAACTTGTGAAGCTGCTCGTAGTTTGTTACCCAAACGCAAACCGTACCGTCTGTCTTTCCATCACGCGAACGTTTTGCAGTCAGGCCAAAACGCCCGGCTTCCTCTACAGTTTGAGCACCAACAGCAAGCGGCGTTACGATAAGAGCAGGCTTCGAGGTGTGTTCGATGACATGCTGTGCCCATGCCAATTGCATCGCAGTTTTTCCCATTCCGCAGTCCGCAAAAATTGCCGACCGACCGAGATTGAGCGACCAACGAACAAGGTAGGCTTGAAAGTCGTATAGCCACGGCATATCAACCCCGGGTTCAAATCCGCCACGACTTCCCCACTGGCTTTTGGATTCTATAAACCTTGCATATTCCATTTAGCACCGCACGAAAAAAGCCCCGTCAAACTGATGCAAGCAGTCTGCCGAGGCTTTGAATCCGGTTTCCCGGTTTATTCCGATTTGTCAC